CTCAACGATGTCCTTCGCCAGCCGCAACGTGATACGCACGGCGATGTCGGGGACGTCCTCAAGCTCGTCGTCCTCGTCAACCCACGACCGTCCTGCGGCATGACGGACCTCAGCCGAAGCATCTTCAAGGGCGGCGACAGCACGAGGGTCGTCAGGGTTGGTGTCGACCGGTTCGACTAGCCGAGCGTTCAACTGGTCGATGGTTGCCAACGGAGGGAGAGTCATCAGCTTTCCTTCCGGGTTATGACCGCAAGACCTTTTGCGGTGTCAACCCTGCGGACATCCAGAGGAAACCGGTTCGACCAGTCAGCCACGATCGACCGTTCGTATTCGCGGTCGAAATCGTCCAGCCACACCTCGAACCGGACGGTGAGGTGAGGCCACAGGTGGGGGAAAGTTCCGTGACGGCCATACCGTTTCGCGGGTGGCCCGTCGATCAGGGCGAACTCCACTCCGTCCGGCAGTTCCGTCCGGTAGGTACCCCCCCTAGCAGGCGCGACAGTGACACACGGCCACGGCGCAGCCTTCGCACGATCGTGGTCCAACGACACCAGATGTTCGCAATACAGCGCCATCAGCGCGGTGGAAAACCCGGACCCGAACTCGACCGCCACTTTCGGACGCAACTCACGCAGCCGATCCGCGAGCATCAGGCACGCGTCGTGCCCAAGCATCCACGAGTTGAACATCAGGTGCGACCGCCGTTCTTCCGCAACGACAAGGGCCTGCCGGGAGCGAGATGAGAAAACACCCCAGGGACAAGCTGTGCAGATTTGCGTCCGTGGAACTTCCGCATCGCGTCCCGCTCATGCCGGTAGGGAAACAGCGAATCGAACGTCTCGAATCGCATCAGCGTGGGACGGTGGGTGTAGTGGGCGTCGTCTGCGATCTTGCCGCCAGGGACGTAGGTCCATCGGGTTGTTGCTCCGCAGACCACACAGCTTGCCTTTGTGCGTTCGTTTGCACGTTGAAGACGCACAAGGTCAACGTCCGTCAGCATCCCCGTAGCAACGTTCCACCAGGCTCCGGGGTGGGCGAGATAGTCGTCTTCGAGCCGGAGCACATAGTCCGGTTGGGTGGCTCGGACCTGCTCGCCGAGAAGTTGAGACGCATCGCCGATGGACAGGAGCTCGTTGGTGGTGCGACGTAGGTGCCAGTCGTACCGGTCGAGAATGTCGGCAGTTGCGGAGTCCCCCGTGTTGTGGATCACCGTCCGGTAGGCCGAATCCCAGATGTCAGGGTGGTGCTTCGTGAAACTGTCGATGGTCTGTTGCAGAAGGTGGGGGCGGCAACCGGTCAGCACAGCGATCGTCAGCATTCGTAGGCCCCGCGCTGAGTGAACGTGGCGCGTATACGTCGGCCCACCCGGCCGGAGCGGAACGACCCGTCAGACGTCGACACGAACGGCCCTCCGCCTACATGGGTGCGGCTCCCAACTTTCACGTCCTCATGTTCGACGCCGCCAACCTGCCAGTCGTTGCCATACACCGACCGGAACAACAGCCCGTCACCCATCGACTCCAACGTGACCTTGGCCTGCCACTTCACCATCGGAAACGGTGTATGGATCACGTCGTAACACAACGCATCCTCACCGAGCAGGTTGGCGGTGGCGACCATCCGGCGGGAATACTCCGACCGTGACTGCCGATACTTGCCCAGCAGCCCCGCGAACGGACCACGATGCAGAGTCGGCATGTCGTCTACAGGTTCCATCACGAAAAAGTCGTCGTTGAACAGTACGAACCGTTCCGACACTTCCGGATGGTTGACGGCAGCGAGAAGGTTGGCCTGCTGGTTGCGCCACTTCGAGGCAGGCTTCTGAACGACCGGGATCGACCCGACATCACGCACCCACTTCGGTGCGTGTCCGGCGAGCCACACCCGGCGGTGCGGAAGGTTGACGAGCGACCTGAGCGAATAGCGCAGTTCGTCACCGACCCTGGGGCCGCACAGGTAGACGATGTCGGGGAGGCCCATCGTTCAGACCTCCCCGACCGTCAGCGATCAGGACTCTTCGAGGTCCGTCGCGTCGATCTCGACCGCACGGACGAACAGGCTCTCGACACCCGACTCGTCCGGGTCCTCGGCAGGAATGAACTTGCCGAGCGAGTTGAACTCACCAGGGTCAGTCACNACGTTCGTACCAACCCAAGCGTCGGTGAACACGACGTTGATCGGGACACCGTTCGCATTCGGCACGAGGTGCTGCATGATGCGGATGGCGAACCCGTCGGACGACTCCGACGCGCCCCATGCTGTGCCCATCGGGACCAGCGGGGCACGCGACACCAGAACGTACGCAGACCGGTGGTAGGCGTACGCCTTGTACGGGTCGATGAAGTTCGACACGAAGATGTTGTCGAACCCGGCAAGTGCACCGACGGATGCGCGCCGCAGAGCGGTGTTGTCACCGGCCTGTGAAGCGTCCTTCAGTTCCTGGCCCTTGAGCAACTTGTTTTCAATGCCGGACCCGAGGACAACGGAACGGCCCGACTGTGGGACCGAAGAGTTGTTCAGGTCGGTGCGGGCGTCGAACAGGAAGTCGGTCGGAAGGTTGCCGTCGTCGTCCAGGTCTGCACTCACGATAGTGATGCTGTTCTCGTAGGTGGCACCCTGGATGACGGTCGCAACCTCTTCCTCGTAGCCCTCACGGATGGCACGCACCGAGGGGGTCACGACACGAGCGATGACGCCGTTGAGGTCGAGGGAGTAGTCGGCGTCGGTCAGTTCGACGTCGTGGTACAGCTCGTCTTCGAGGGTGACGTCGACCTTGCGCTCGTGGAGCTTCGACTTGTTCCGTGCTCCGGTGCCGCGCAGAGTCCGCTTGGACGACGTCCCGTAGGCGTCGACCCGGATCGAGATGGTGTCGTCCTCCTTGCCTGCGAAGTCCGACACGGCGTTGCGCCACACGGTGTTCGGCAGGGAGGTTTCACGGAGCAGGAGACCAAGCTCGGTATCGGCGACGATCTTCTCTTGGACATTGAAGTAGCCCTCATGGCTAGCCATGATGCTTCCTTTCGGTGGTGCTGAGGGCTACTCGTGCCCTACAGCGGTGGGATTGACTTGATGATTTCCGCAGCTTCGGGTGCGGGGTCTTCGGTCGGGTTGCCGCCGCCACGGAGACGCGGAGTCGGCTTGCCAGGCAGACGGCCCTTGCCGTCGTCCTCGGGTGTCAACAGTTCGAGGAGTTCGTCAGCTGACTGCGCCAACTCCTCGACGGTCGTGCCGGTCAGGAACTTCACCGACGACTGAGGCAGCCCCTTCTCGGCAGCGACCTCTAGACGTGCAGCCTTCAGTTCGGCCTCAACGGCCCGCTTCTCGGATGCAGTCAGCTTCTCGGTGAGCCGTTCCTGTTCGGTCTTCTGTGCGTCCTCAAGTTCCTTCGCCTTCTCGGCGAGAGGTTCGAGTTCCTTGGCCTTGAGACGGTGCTTCTTGGCTTCCTCGTTGGCCTTGTGGAGCGCGGCACGCATCTTCTCGATGTCGTCACCAGGATCGTCCGGGCTGTCCGTCTCGGACGTTTCGGGCGGGTCCGTGTGCTCCTCTGTTTCGATCGTTTCGGTTTCCTGTTCAGCCATCGCGGCTGTCCTTTCGTGCTTTCGGCATCGCGCCGTCCGCAACCACCCGTGACGGGTGGAAGTTGTTAGCTAGCTATTCGCCATGCGCCGGAGTCGGCCATCTCCCAAACAAGCGACGTACCGTCCGGCTTCGTACCGACCAGCCTGCGTCCCTCACCGGAGACGGACCATCCGGACCGTTCCGCCCACGCCCTGTGCGCGTCGATCCGCGACGACACCTGCGTTGACGTCAACTGTCGTACCGGAGCCGGAGCACCGGGAACCTGACGGGCAGCCGACACGCCGGATGCCCGTGGGGCACCGAAGTTGCCGCGTTCGTAGGCGCGACGGAAAGCGTTCAACTGGTCCTGTTCGCCGCGTGTGGAGTCTTTCCACAGGTCGGCCCACTTCTGTGCCTGCTCGTTACGTAGCGGCGTGTCGCCGTAGACAGGTTCGGCGGTGCAGTTGCAGTTGTCGTGAACCTGAAAGTCGCCGGTCGGTCCGAGCCTTGTTCCGAGGGCGGTTTCGCCGGTCTTGAACACGGCCCCTCGGGAAGCCAACATCGCACAGAACGCGCACGGCTCACCTTGCGTGACACGTTGCCAGCCGCGTGCCTGCCGGTCCTGCCGGATCGTCTCCTGCAACCCGTCCCGGCCACCGTCCAACGCATGACGTGACGTCGCCCCGGCCACAGTCGTGGTAGCCGTGTTGACCGCATGACCCAACGGGGCACCCTGCGCCGACAGCCGTCGAATGACCGCAGGCCCGGTCACCCGCAACGACGTCTGTAACGCTTGGCTGTTGAGGGGCCGGTGGCGCCACGGAACCTCCGGAGTGCCGACCTGCCGTCGCTTGAACTCAGTGACATAGGCGAGGGACACCTGTGCAGACTCGCCACGCTTGCGGCGAACGAACCGTTCCGTGTCGGCAGCCCAACGGTCTGCGGTCCCGGCCACATCTTGCGGGTCGAGACGTTCCATCAACGCGACCGCACCGGCCACCGTTTCGGCACGGATACGGTTCTGTCGGAGCCGCTGCCATTCGGTCAGGCCGATAAGTTCGTCTTCAGGCCCCGGCATCGAGGTCCGCCCCGACACGGTCGAGCAGTTGGCGTAGGCCGTCGGCTTCGTCGGCCATCTTCTTTGCCCGCTCCACATCCGTCTGCGTCAGGAACGGCAGCTTCTCCCACAACAGTTGACGTGGGATACCAAGCCCTTCGGGTGAAGCAAGCTTGGTGAAAGCATCGGCCAACTGCGCGAGAGCGCGGGCGCCCATGTCGCGCCAACGGACCTCAGCCTCAACGTCGCGGGCACCCTCGACATCTCCGGCAGCGAGGGCGGCGAGACGTAGCTTCTGTTCGTGCGCTTCGCCGTACACCTGCTTGCGGTCGTCAGTCTTGCCGTCGGCACCCATCCGGGCCACAACCAGAGACTCTGCCGTCATGTTCGTGATCTGGCCCAACAGCGACGTCGGCGGGGTTTGGGACATCGTCGCCAACCTGCGGACATCCTGTTCTTCGGATTCGAGGAACGGGCCGATAGGTGACTCGTCCAGCGAGTCAAACCGGGCATTCGGGTCCTTCGCGGTCAGCAGACGGTTGCGTTCCACCTCAATCGGTTTGATCGGGTTGCCGTCCTTGTCTTTCTCGATAGCGATACCGGTCGCGGTCCGCACCTTGAAGCTTGAGTAGGTCTGCGTGAGGAGACGGTCGAACACGTCCTGGTTGATCCGGTCCTGCATCGTCACGTACGGCTCGACCTGACCTGCCACCCTGCCTTCAAGATCGGGCATGTCGGCGAACTTCACGACCGGGCAGACACCGAGGCCGTGAACCTGCCAATCCAACAGGTTCGAGTCCCCGCCGTGGGAGGATGCGTCGAGCCGGTAGACAGCAGTTTCGTCGTACAGCGTCACCATGACCCGGCCGGAACCTTGCGGCTCAACACGGATAGCGAACATCGGCCAGTCGTCCCATGCCGGGTCGCCATAGGCGGCATACATCTCACGAGGAGACAGGCCACGGATGAGCGGGGACGATTCGCCGGTAACAGAGTCGGTGCCGGGAAGAATGACCTCGTAGGCCAGCCCGTAGGCGAGGGAGGCGTGATGCAACGGAAGCTGTCGGGCATCGAGACTGTTGGCCTGCCACCAACGCCACGGTGCCGCATTTTCGGGATCATCCTTGCGGCGGTAGCCGTCAACACGCAACGCCTGCACGGTTTCGTTGACGATCAACGGACACAGGTTGGTGACCGCACGGCGGGCAAGCAGCTTGTACTCCTGCTTGGTTTCGGTCGGCATGTAGGGCCGGTCGTGGTCGCCATGCAAGTACCGGTCGATGACGTCGA